GGATTATAGTTCTAGCTACCCACAAGCTACCCATCATTTTCCGATGGCTTTTCAAATTTCTCTCTAACTTCTCGCCGAGTCGGTCCAGTTTACTATCTAGGCCCCTAGCTACCCTTACCTAGCCTCCCATGTTACGTCCATGGATGAATCACTCCCCGCCACATTGCCTCGAGCCACCGCATCGGCTCAAGCAGTTTACATTCGAACCCGCCCACGCCTTTTAGATTTAGGTGTTCGTTGGAACCTCGAGGAGACCATCCGCCAATATTGCAACGCGGTTGCTTTGAGCGAAGCGGCGATTGATGAGCTGGAAGGTTCCGAAGTGGTCATCGTCTCAGAAAAAACAGGGGGAAAATATACTAACCCAGCTGTAAATATCCTAGCGAGTGCAAATAAAGAGGTGCGTGCTGCTGGGCAAGCGCTCGGCCTTGTTCCGAAGACGACGGACGCCTCCCCAACCAAGGCGCCGCCCAAAGTCCTCGAGGGGCCATCCAGCTTCAGAAAGAAAAGCTAGTAATGCCACATCCCGCCACGGATTACGCGACACAAGTCGTCTCTGGCGAGATCGTCTCTTGCCGTTGGGTCAAACTCGCATGTGCTCGGCACCTTCGAGACCTGGAGCGCGAAGACATTTACTTTGACGAGGAAGCAGCGTACCATGCAATCGACTTCGTCCAGTCAATGCGCCACTACAAAGGCCAGTGGGCGGGGGATCCTTTAACGCTTCTTCTCTGGCAGAAGTTCATAGTTGGTTCGATCTTTGGATGGAAAAAGAAATCTAACGGTCTTCGAAGATTCTCCCACGCCTACATCGCCGTACCACGCAAGAACGGTAAAAGCACTCTTGCGGCGGCCATTGGGAACTACATGCTCTTCGCTGACGGCGAATCAGCGGCAGAGGTTTACAGTGCTGCGACCACTATCAATCAAGCCAAGATCGTTTGGAACGATGCTAGTCAGATGATTAAGAAATCGGGCGACCCAGCATTCACGGAGCTATTCACCCACCGGAAACAACCGAGTGCCATTGAATACGACGAGACATCGTGCTTCAAGCCATTGAGTAGAGAGGCAGACAATCTGGACGGATTGAATCCGAGTTGTGCAATCCTGGACGAGTTCCACGCAATGAAAAGCCCAGATTTGCACAATGTTATCAACTCTGCGTTTGGTGCAAGACAGCAACCGCTATTCTTACAGATCACCACGGCAGGCTCTAACACTGAAGGAATATGTAGAGACCTTGAAAATCACGTTAAATCTGTGTTAGAGCAGACAACAAACGACGATTCATATTTTGGCATCGTCTATACCATCGATAAAGGAGACGAGATTCACGACCCGGTATCCTGGAGGAAAGCCAACCCTAACTTTGGTGAAAGCGTTAACGAAGACTCTTTCTCTCAAGCGTATGATCGAGCCAAGTCTTCACCTCGTCTGCTGGCAGACTTCAAAACCAAGCGCTTGAACGTTTGGGTATCTGTTAGTGAAGGATGGCTCGATATGCTGAAATGGCAGGAATGCGCAGACCCTGAAGTAAATGAGGACGATCTCTTAGGGTGTTACTGTTACGCGGGGCTCGACTTAGCCCAAGTTTCCGATCTAAGTGCATTCGCGTTGCTCTTCCCACCACAAGACGAGTTCAAGAAGTGGCAACTGTTAGTGAGGTTCTTTGCTCCAGAGGCAACGATTAACGAAAGTGAGCGCAAGACTCAGGCCCCTTACAAGCCGTGGAAAGACGAGGGACTCATCATCGAGACTCCTGGCGACGTAACAGACTATCGGTTTGTGAATAAGCAGATCTTGAAGGACTTTAAAGACTTCGACATTAGAACCTTGGCTTTTGATAGGACGTTCTCACACGCAATGATTCAAGAACTTCAGGACGAGGGAATAGAGGTAGCCGCATTTGGCCAAGGCTTTATCTCGATGTCTACTCCCACGAAGGACTTCGAGAGAATGGTGATCGGAGGCGAGTTAAACCACTTTGGAAATAAGGTACTTACGTGGATGGCAGGAAATACCACTGTTAGGCACGACCCTGCCGGAAATATAAAGCCTGACAAAAGTCAAGATCCCTCGAAGAAGATTGACGGCATTGTTGCAGCAGTCATGGCTCTTGGAGTGGCACTAGCGGACGGCGAATTGAACGACGCGCCAGAATCACCTCTTGATTTCTGGGGTTGAGTCCTATGAGTTAGACCTAAAAGATGCTGTTTAGTTGGTCCATATGGCCTATACTAACGATTAGCTTATCTATGAGCCGCTATTATTTCGACCAGGAATCCGCTCAAATGGTGGATCTCCAGAGTACCAAACGCTCTATCACAACATCCGACATCTTCGGACCGGAAGCCGATCTTGATAGCTTAGGAGACTCAACCGCCTCATCGGCAATGAGGATGAGCGCAGTCTGGGCATGCGTTAAGGTGATTTCTGAGAGCATCAGCGCATTGCCTCTGCACGTATACAAGCGGGACGAAGGCGCAATTACCAGGGAGTCAGGCCACTACTTGGACGGGTTCCTTCGAGACGTTCCTAATGAGGAAATGACATGGGCCAGCGTTAGAACCGCGATCTCATCTCAACTAGTGCTCAGGGGCAACTCATACGTGCTCAACGGTTGGGATAGGGGTAGAGTCGATAGGGTCGAGCCTCTCCTAACAGACTACGTATTTCCTGACAGAAAGCCGAGTGGCCGGATGGTCTACGAATTCTCGACCGACTATCGCAACGGGACGGCGCTTGCCATGAAGCCTGACATCAGTCACTTCATCGGCCTAACATTCGACGGCGTGATAGGATGCTCACCTATTGCCAGCTATGCGCTAGCCTCTGCCAAAGCGCAGCAGAAGCATGGAGTGGCGACTTTCGAGGGAGGCGCAAGACTCTCAGGCATCTTGTCAGTTGGCATGCGTGCTTATCGAAACGAGGACATCAGAAAACAGATGCGCGATGAGTGGGCGCAGCAAATGCAACAAGCCCGAGGAGGGACAGGAACAGCGATCCTGTTAGAGGGGACCGAGTACAACCCGATTTCGATGAGCCTAGCCGATGCCCAGTTCATCGAGGCGCAAAAGTTTAGCGTGGAGGAGATTGCTAGAATATTCCGGGTTCCCATGCACAAGATCGGCGCTCTCGACCGGGCGACGTTCAATAATATCGAGCAAATGAGCCGGGAATTCTACACAGATACCCTGCTGCCTTGGGTCAATTTCATCGAGTCTGTTCTAAATACCACTTGGCTAACATCCGCAGAACGAAAAGCAGGCTACTGCGTTCGCCATGATGCTAGGGAAATCCTCAAAGGAGACACAGAACAACGAAGCAAAGCATCTGAGAAGTTTGTGTTAGGTGGAATTATGACACCTAATGAGGCTAGGCTAGGTGAAGGACTTTCTCCGATTGATGGAGGTGATGAGCTCATCCTCCCTCTAAACCATTCAACGATTTCTGAGCGGGAAGCTACCAAAGAAGCTAATCAGGCTGAGGAACCCACGCAACCGGCCCCAGAGGCTAGCAGATCGGCTCTATTAGCGCTCGAGCCGATCCTTGGCGACGCTCTCAGAGCACTAGCAGAGCGCGAGAAGAAGGCACTTGCTAGAGCTCATGGCAAAGAAGACGAAGGGGACAGGGTGGAAAAGTTTCTAGCGGATCATCTACGGGCGGCAACTTTGCGACTCGGGCCGGTGGCGCAAGCGGTTCAGGGGCTTGGGGGCAGTCTAGACGCTAGTGAGTTGGCTGAATCTCTAGTTAAAAGTGCTAGCATACGCGCCACTGGGCGCAATATTGACCAAGTAGACGCGGCGGACATCCTATCAAGAGCATGAGCACAAACACCCACGATTTAAGAAGCATCTCAGGTGCATTTGACGCCTTCTCAGAAGATGACCTACGCGCAATCGACGAGGGAGCGGGTAGCGTCCCGGTGCGAGGCTACGCGGCCCGATTCAACGAGCTCTCAGATGATCTTGGCGGATACCGCGAGATCATTTCACCAGGAGCGTTTGACGACGTGCTGGCAGACCCTAACACGGACGTAAGAGCGTTGATTAACCATGAAGGAGTGCCTCTAGCAAGATACAAGGGTGGGCGCGAGGAGAACACCTTAGAGCTCTCCGTAGACGACGAGGGTCTCAGATACTCATTTGACCTGAACCTATCACAACCCGAGTCTCGATCACTGGCAGCAGCCATGAGCCGAGGAGACATCGACCAGAGTTCTTTTAGGTTCCAGGCTCGAGATGGTTCCAAATTCTCAGAGCAAGAAGGCGGTTTAGTTAGGGACGTGTTCCGGCTGTCCTCCCTCCGCGACGTCTCGATAGTGACCTTTCCGGCATACCCTACCACGAGCGCGGAAGTTAAGCGCTCGTTAGAAGAAGCTCAGGAAACACTAGAAACCGAAGATCCTGCGAAGCTAGAGGAAGCCAAGCGAGCAGCGGTAGCAGCAGAAGCCGAGGCAGAAGCGGACAAGCTTAACGCAACCCCTAGAATCAGTTTTGACTAGCGGACGCAGAGACATAGAAGCCGAGATCTTGCGTCAGGGGAACGATGTCGACTCCTACGGCCAACCATCTAGCGAGTGGGCATCTCTTGCATCGATATGGGTTGCTGAAGATGTAAGCGCGGGAGGTTCCCGCGTTTCTGATAGAGATCAGCCAAGCTTTTCAACGAATTTCACCGCTCTGGAAATCGACTGCCGCCACGCGAAGACTAGCGATATTCTCCGAGTATACTACGCAGATTATCAAATCGACGCAATTGTGAGGATTCCCGGGTCTCGTGGCGAAGTGGCTTTGACTTGTTCGGCTACGGAGACTGTTCAGATAGTCCTCGCAGATACTGCGATGCTTTACGAGGCTGGGGACGAAATGCTCTTCGAAGACGGCTCAACTATGCTCTACGAAGACGGCTCAAACGCAGCGGTTGCCGCCAATCACGAATGAAAATCACACTAATACTAATAGCAGCTCTCCTACCTACGCTGGCCCTCTCTCAGGCCACGGGGAGGAGGACCAGCCAACTTGTGGACAGACCCCTCATCGCAGGGGACAAGGCCATCGTGTCTACTCCTGAAGGTGACAACGTCGCTGCCCGGGTAGGCGATGACGTTGTTGCACTCCAGAATGAGGACGCACGCACTGACAACCCCCACGCAGTCACTAAAGCGCAGTTAGGGCTTGGCAGTGTAGACAATACGAGTGACGCAGAAAAGCCGATTAGTGATGCTGCTCAGTTAGCCATCAGCAATAACCAAGCTGCTATTAACGCTAACCAAGCGGCGATCAGTTTAGTGGACGTATCGGCTGAGTTGGATGATTACCTCGCCACGGTGCCGGGAGCTACGGATGCGCTAGCGGACCTAGCTGACGCCCTAGCTGCCGACCCAGACTTGCAGAACTACCTAGTCTCTAAAGTTCCTACTAAGAACTTAGCGAACCCGGCGCTTATCCAGCCAGGTAAATACTACAGCCCGGCATCCGGCGCAGTAGTGACGTCTAGCTCTTTCCGCTCTATAGGTTTTATCCCAGTGACCCCTGGAGGAGTCTACACGGTAAGCGGTGTAGATGATAACGCCTCGGTTGTCGCGGCGGTGACGGCGAACGAAGCCGGATCTTTTACCAGTTTGGGTGAAGTTGGGGCTCCAGCAGCACCTCACACGGTGACCATCCCTGCTGGTCACTTTTTCTTGTGGGTCAACCTAACTAATGACGGGCAAAACGTTACCACGTTCGACGGCACGGTTCAGATAGAGGAGGGCGATGCCGCTACCGCTTACGAGGCGTT